TTAATTCTTATTTAATAGAATTTGTATTGTACGTTCCTTTTCAGACAACAATTCTTTAAGATGTTCAATTTCCCTTTGACACTCGTTCAATCTTATATCTCCTGAAACTAGATTTCCATTACCATTTACACTATGACCTATACTTGAATGAGGCATTTTCTCATTATCAAAGAAGTAATCTATTGATACTCCGAAAAATAATGCTATCTTTTCTAATCTCTTTGAACCTATATCTGAGCCTTTTAAAACGTTTTCTAGAGTTTGCACAGATATACCAACCTTTTCACAGAAACCCTTCTTAGTCAATCTGTTGCTCTCTATTAATTCAACTATTCTTTGAGGTACAAGCATATATTATTTAATTTTTAATCATTCTAAATATCAACAAATATTGAATATGCAATAAACAATACTTTGATTATTATCAATAAATCTTTAAGTTTGCACTATAAATTTAATAATTAAATCAATAGCAAATAATATAATCATCTAAAAAGTAACAGAAATGGTAATATCTAACTATTATTTATCTCTATCGGGTAAAGTGAAAAGTAAGTTCATTCAAGATGTGATTGAATTGTGCGGAATATCCTACCCCTCTTTCTTCTACAAGATGAGAAACGATTCCTGGACCAAACTTGAACGCGAAGCGATAGAGAGGTTTATTCAAAAAGAAAATGAGAAATCAAGTTGAGTTCTACAACACGCCATCAGGCTATGTAATGTGTGATGACGGCAACTATACGACTCGGCTATCAGAATCCAGCCGGGAAGTAGTAGATGAATTACTGGATACTATACGAGAGTGTTATTCCGATGCGTACCGCGCACTTGAACAATGCTATTCCAAGTCAAGCAAAAATTCCAGATACCAAAAATTCAGAATAGTGAATCGCTTCATACGGTGTAATTGCGGAGAACTGGATACCCAAAAGATAGATTTTATCGACGGGAATATCAATATCGAGCAAGTACATTGTCCTCTGAGAGGTTCCGGTGACTGTCAGTATGAAAATGTGATATGTAATCCCAAACGTACATCAGTCCTGACCACAAGACAGCTACAAATAGCAGCTGCACTAGCCGAAGGACTTACCCCGCAAGAAGTATCAGACAGATTATATATCTCAATCCATACGGTACACAATACCATACAGGCAATTAAGGTAAAACTAAACCTCAAGAATACAAGTCAAATTATTACCTGGTATAACAATTTTGAATTATGACAAAGAAAAAGGATATTGTTTTGGTTAATCATCTCACATATATCAAGAAACGCAGAATGCAGAAGTATCATGCTCGTAAGATTATGAGGTTCTTCAGACAATATGGGATTGACCCATTATGGATTAATTCTTTTGTTAAGGTTAGAAAAGTGCTGCATAAAAATAAATTATAATAACCATGAATAAAGAACCTCGAAATTTAGCAACATACAAAGAGTTCAGCAAGATGCTGCAGGAAGTGGCCAACATATATTCCCAAATGGGTGATACCCCATTGGAAGAAGAGGGTTGGGAGAGAGAAGATATATCTAATGCTATCTACTTCATAACAAACAAACATGATTTTCAGGACTTCATTCTGCCGTGGAAAGATGCTTTTCTACGCAATCCAATTGACGTAACGGAAGCTAAGAAATGGGCTGCATACGTGAAAAATTGCCGGGAAAAAGGAATACCATGTAATTACCAAGAATACCAAGGCTACACAGAAAATGAACAACACGAATTAAAAGGATGAGTATGGGAAACATGAAATTACACAAAATGGAAGAATGGGAATCCGTCTTCCATACAAAACAAATTGAGCACGTCTATTACACTTCTGACATGCTGGTACGTAAGGTGACCGGTTACATCATAATATGCCGAAAATCGTTGAATAACGGTATCTCAAAAAATACACCCCGGCGAAAACGAGTCCGATGGGATGGCTATGGACGTTGTTACAACATCAACAACAATACCCGTCTGCGTGACCACGACATACACTTCTAATCTATCTTTTATAAAGCTGGCAAATACCTGATATTTGCCGGTATCCAAAACACTCTAAAACATGATTTCCAACTCAGACATAGAAAAGATTCTTGACCGTGCCGACATAGTAGACGTAGTAGGACAATTCGTCCAGCTGCAACGGTCCGGAGTCAGATACAAGGCATGCTGTCCGTTCCATCAGGAAGACACCCCGTCCTTCATGGTAGACCAGGCACGCGGCTTATGGTACTGCTTCGGTGCTTGTAAAGAAGGTGGCAACGTCATTAAGTTTGTGGAGAAAATAAATAACATGAACTTCCCAGAGGCGTGTCACTGGCTGGCCGACAAATACGGCATCGATATAGAAGACAAGAAAGAAGAGAAAAATCCGGAAGAGCTAAAGGCAATTCGCAAACGTGCGTCCATGTTCGCAATAAATGAATTTGCGGCTCAATACTTTCTTGTGAACCTGCAAAAAACAGAAGCTGACGCTGCACGGGCCAAAATCAAACAGAGATGGGGTGAGCAATATCCTCAGGAGCAAGGTATCGGTTATGCACTTCCTTCCTGGTCCGCTTTTGCAGACGCAGCCATCAAGGCCGGATACTCTGCCGACCTGCTGGTAGAGTGTGGATTGATCCGGAAGCGCAAGGAGGGTGACGGGTACTATGACTTCTATCGTGACCGTATCATGATACCCATCCGCGACCGGTTCCGGAACATCATCGGGTGGACTGCCCGCGACATGAGCGAAGTGGATGGCACTCCCAAATACCTCAATTCTTGCCAAAGCGATATATATGACAAGTCCGACAGCATATTCGGTATTGACAACGCCATCAGGCAGGCTGCCAAAGAAGAAAAGTTTTATTGTGTGGAAGGTGCCCCTGATGTAATGCGCCTGCAATCCATCGGAATAAATAACACCCTTGCCTCGCTGGGTGCTGCCTGGACAAAGAAACAGTTCTACCAGATTAAAAGGTATGCCACTTCCCTTTGCTTCCTTCCGGACGCGGACGCCATCAAACCAGGCGAACAATACGGTACCGGAATAGCAGCCGTCATCAAGTCCGGCCAACTGGCTATGGAGTGCGGTTTCTCCGTATCCGTAAAGGAGATTCCCTGTGGTGAAGGAAATACGAAAAATGATCCGGACTCTTACTGTACCAGCCGTACCAAGTTCAAAGACCTTGACGAAGTAGATTTCATCACCTGGTATGCCGGATATGCTTTCAAGGCTGACGGTACCACCGAGGACAAAAGTTCAGCCGTATCCAAGATTGCCCAGATGGTGGCCATGGTTGGCGATGAAGTCAAAGAACAGATGTACCTGGAGCAGCTGAAGAAAATCTATAACCATAAGAATCTTTGGCTGACGGCCATCAACCGTGAAAAGAAGAAAATTTCCGAATCCAGGGCAGACAAGACACAGACCATCAACCGGGATTTGCTGGCCAAATATGGGTTCTTTGAGTCCAACAACTGTTATTACTCGACCAACGACGGGAAAGAATATCAGTGGTCAAACTTCGTGATGCAACCGATGTTTCACATCAAGGACTCTCTTAATCCCAAGCGATTGTACCGCATCAAGAACCAGAACCGCCAGGAGGAAATCGTGGAGATGAAGCAGGAAGACCTGGTGTCGTTATCAAAGTTCAAACAGAAGGTCGAAGGACTGGGTAACTATATCTGGCTGGCTACCGAAAAAGAAATGACACGCCTGAAGATGTATCTCTATGAGCAGACGGAAACCGCAATGGAGATTACCCAGTTAGGGTGGCAGCGTAAAGGATTCTATGCGTTCGGCAATGGAGTATTTGACACCGAATGGCATCCAGTAGACGATTATGGCATTGTTCGCCTGGGGGATAAAGGAAACTACTACCTTCCGGCCTCCAGTCTGATTTACCGGGACGATGACAAGCTGTTCCAGTTCGAACGACGATTTGTCCACCTGAACTACTCAGGCATCTCCATGAGAGACTACTTTACCAAACTGGTAGGAGTTTTCGGAGATAATGCAAAAGTGGGTATCTGCTTCCTCCTGGCCACATTGTTCCGCGATGTGATTACCGGTTATACCAAGAGCTTCCCCATCCTGAACCTGTTCGGACCGAAAGGTTCAGGAAAGTCAGAGCTCGGTCACAGCCTGATGTCCTTGTTCATTATCGACAACACACCTCCCAACATTCAGAATGCCACTATCCCGGCACTGGCCGAGCTGGTAGCACAATGTTCAAACGCCCTGGTACATATTGATGAGTTTAAAAACAACATTGACATCGACAAACGCGAATACTTGAAAGGTTTATGGGATGGAGCCGGGCGCAGCCGTATCAACATGGACAGAGACAAGAAGCGTGAGATAACAGCCGTTGACTCAGGAGTCATCCTTTCCGGACAGGAGATGGCAACAGCTGATATAGCTCTCTTCAGTAGACTTATATTCCTGACGTTTTCCAAATCAGAATTTACCGATGCGGAAAAGAAACGATACAGCGAACTGGTAGACATTCGCAAACGAGGCCTGTCTCACCTGACCCTTCAGATATTGCGTCATCGGGCCAAGATGGAGCAACAGTTCGTCAGCAACTTTCATTCCTGTTTGTCAGACATTATTGAAGGACTGGGGGCAGAGAAAGTGGAAGACCGAATCTTGCGTAACTGGATCATACCGCTGGCAGCCTTCAGAACGCTCGAGGGTGTGCTTGACTTGCCGTTTTCATACCAGGATATTCGCAAGGTTACACTGGATGGCATAGTCCGTCAGAATGCAGAATGTAAAAGTAACAATGAATTGGCCAACTTTTGGAATGTGGTATCTTATCTGCAGCAGGATGGTGAGATATTTATCGAAGGTGACTACCGTATAGAATATGTCAATAAGTTCAAAAGCAACCTGATAAAGATTGAACAGCAGTACCAGGAACCCAAGGCCATCCTGATGATGCGCAAGAACCGAATCTTCATGCTGTATAAAAAGTTCGGCAAGCAGGTTGGCGATTCAATTCTTCCGGAAGGCTCGCTGGTGTACTACCTGGAGAACTCCAAGGAATACATGGGTAAAAAGAACTCAGTCCGGTTCAAAAACATACAGCGTGGTGTGGAAGTTCAGAAAATAGAAACGACTCCCACCGGAGGAATATCCTACAAAAAGACTTCGACACCGGACATTGCCCTGTGTTTCGATTACAAGATGATTAAGGATACTTATAATATTAACCTCGAGGTAGAGGTGGAAGGCAATGAGACCACAAGTGATGATTTAGATGAGTAATAAAAATGGTTTTAGAGTTGTAGAAAGGCGTAGCGTCGTGAGGACGCTGCGCCTTTTTTATATGCCCGGAGCAGTACTCACCCTTTTTCAAATGGGGTGAAAAAGGCTTCTACACTTTCTACACCTTCTACAATGTTAATAATGAGATATTTATATATTCTACATACATTCTACAAAACTTCTACAAAATTCTACAAAATGCCGTTTTTGTTAAAACCTTCTACAAATTACTTCATTTTCTACATAATTTCTACAATTGTAGAAGCCTTATAAAATTATAAACTATTGACTACCAGCATATTTTATTTTCTGTAGAAAGTGTAGAAGGTGTAGAAGGCAAAAAGTATGTCATATCTGGAAATATACTTTTTGCTTTTGGAGCACATTAATAGCATATTTATTTATCTAAAAAGTAATATATATTATATTTGTAATAGATAATCAATTCATTATGAGCCACATTGTGTTTTATATCAAACTGGAGCCTTATTTAAAGCAATGACTTCACAATAGCCTGGGAAATCCGGTGGTATTTCCACCGCAGAGTAATGAGAATGCTGTCATCCGCCGGTTCCTCCGGAAAAGACCACCGGAAGTTCAGCCGGAAATGGCAGAAGACGAATTGACAGCCATCGTCATTCCCGACAGCAAAGCCAAACCGCCGCAATATTATAACTACCTGGGCAAAAAAGCCAAGGCAGCTGTAAAGGAGACCATCGAAGACCTGTTCCGGGCGAACCTCTGGAATGAGATGAGCGACCTGACTAAGCGCGATTGCGGCCTGAACAAGACCATCGCTGCCTGGTGTGAAATGCACGGCATCGATGACGACTATTCGGAGACTGTCAGACAGAAATACTACCGTATGAGGACCAGTTATAGCCGGAGAGGTATCTTTTTAGGTTCTTTAACCAGAAAACACTCGGATGAGTAGGCCGTTTTTGTACAAACCCAAACAACACCGAACACACATAATCCAATAACGATAATCATGGTACATCTGATTCAGAACATTAGAAAAGTAGAATGCATCGAGGCCTATCACCTTCAGCATTCAGACATCATAGCCGACCGGGGAGTATGGCTGAATGTCTACCAGCAATTCAGCCCAATTTCAACCATCGGGCTGAGTTCAGTCGAAATTTCCGACAAAATCGAGAACAAACAACGCATTTTCACCACCAAACTCACCATGTTCCGGTCAAAGAAGCTGCTACCTGGTGCCAAAAAGTTCTGCTTCAAGGTAACAACCGTCACCGGCTCCCAGTTCCTGATTGGTTCATCCGAAAAGCCCTACCCCGTCATACAAAACGAGGAGACTTTTCCGTCCGCAGCCAGTGGACGGGCAGGTGTTACCGTCACAGTAACCCTGACCTCCCCTATTCCGATGCTTGCCATATTAGATTAGAGTCTTTTTATGCAATATATATAAGGTATAATATTGCGTAGACTAATTTTCGACAACATGGATTATAGTATTAGTATTGATTCACACATCGGTCCTTGGGGATATTCGAAGAACTATATCCGAAGCCAGATGTCAGGTTTGAAAAACAAGCCTGTCAATGTGCGTGTATCGTCCCTTGGTGGCTCGGTGGACGATGCGCTCGACATCCGGCAGCAGTTTCTTGATCACGGCAACGTGACTTGCTACCTGTATGGATACGTGGCCAGTGCGGCTACCATCCTGGCTACCGGTGCCAAGAAAACCTGCATGTCCAGATATGCATTCTATCTTATTCATAAGGTATCAAATTGGGTGGATGCCTGGGGCAACTACAATGCCGACCAGATTCAGCAGCTTATCGACGACCTGAAGGCTAACAAGCTGGAGAATGACAAAATGGACTTGGTGCTGGCCAACCTCTACGCCAACAAGTGCAAGAAAAAAGTGGATGACATTCTTCCAATCCTGAAAGAAGGACGATGGCTTACTGCCCAGGAAGCACTTGAATACGGATTCATTGACGAAATCGTAGAAGACGGCTCAAAACTGAACTTCGACGATGCCATGAAGACCCGCTTCAACATGTTCCATCTTCCGGCATTGCCTTCGATGGAGGACAAGACCGAAAGTCCGGAAGCAGAAACCGCGCCCAGTTGGTTCAACAATTTCGTGAACAAATTCTTCAAGGGACACCAGCCGGATACTCCACAGGCACAAAATAAACCACTCAATCATTCAACAACACAAATGAAAAAGGATTATCAGAAAGTCAATTCCATCTTGAAAATCGAGGGTGTGGAAGTTGACAAGGATGGTAAGGTAACGCTTACCGAAGAACAGGTCAAGGCCCTCAATGACCGCATCACCAATCTGGAACAGGAATCTTCTGATAAAGACAATCAGATTTCGGAACTGAAGAAGCAGAATGAGAACCTGAAAAAGAACGATGGTGAAGACACTACTCACATTAATGGTGACGAAGGTGAGAATGATGACCTCACAAAGTTCAACACAGCACAAGAAATGTTCAATAACGTAAAAGAATTGTTATAATATGGCAGATACAAAAGGTTACGTACAGATTACTGATGAACAGCTTGCCAAGTCGGCTGTCAAGTATAGAAAAGAATTGCTTATGATGCCTGTTCTTGCCATGGCTTCAACTTTGCAGCACATGTCTCAGAGACCTGGTGTTATAGGGAAAGAGACTGTAGGTGAAGTTAATGGTGACATTGAACTCGGGCCGTATGATGAAGGGCGTGTTGATGAAAATGGTGTATCCATTGATCCGCGTACATTAGAGACTTTCTTAGGTAGCGTAGTGAAAAAGTTTTCCCCGAACTCTGTATGGCAAACAGTTTATGGCAACTTGATTTCAAAGGGGGAAGCTTTAAAGAATGTCGACATCACCCGTCAGGTTCTTGCTTTCCTTTCTGCTAAACTCGGAGCTAATCTTAATGCTGTCTTATGGTCTGCTAAACGTAATGAGAGTGGAACAAAATCAAAAGACCTTTTTAATGGTTTTGATACCATCACAAAAACAGAAATGGACGCTTCCAAGATTTCTGCAGACCTTAAAAACATGTTTACTATCGAGGCTATCAGCAAAGACAATGCTGTGGATGTTTTAAAGGAATTCTACCGTGCTGCCGACCCCCTGTTGCGAGAAACTCAAACTAAACTGTTTATTCCTCAGGGTGTTTATGACAACTATGTAGACGATTATCAGGCTACCGTTGGCCATGTTCCTTATAATACGTCATTTGAGAAGACGTTTCTCGAAAGTTCTAACAATAGATGTGAGCTGGTTCCTCTGGCTAACAAAGCCGGTTCCGCTTTCATTCACCTTACTACAAAAAGTAATATGCTTGTTGGTTACGGTAATGGTGCTGATAAGGAAACGATTCTGGTAGAAAAGCATCATCCATTCAAACTTGACTTTGTTGCTACCATGTTTTTTGGTGCTGAATTTGAAACAATTTCTAAAGAGCGTCTGCTGGTGGGTACCATCGACGGTACAACTCCGGTTCTCGCTGGCATAGGAGGGTAAATTATGGCAGTAGATTGTACAAGCAAAGGGATGTACGAATCCCTTTCCTGGTGTCCAGGTCAGACCTCGCAGCCAGGTATCAGACGTAAGGTTTTCTTCATTCCGAAAAGCTGGATTGAAAAATGGCCGGTACTTCCTGACATTGACGGAGCGGAGAGCATGGCTGCATTAGCCACATACGAAGGCGACTTTGTGCTGGCGGCAGACAAGAAATGGCAGTACCTGGAGGTATTGACTACCAAATCCAACATTGCCTCTGATTCACAAGGTGAAAAGCCTTCCAAAACGATTCTTAACAAAGCCACATTGTTATATGCAGGTACAGACGAAGAAGCATCAGGATTTTGCCGACAGGCAAATAATGATGAGATGATTTATCTGTGCCAGCAGCGTAACGGAAAGTTTCGCGTGGTAGGTTCAGAAGCTTATGATCCTGATACAACAATCTCCCAGACCTCCGGCGAAGGAGAAACAGGTACAGCAGGAACTACCCTCACGGCACAGTGTACGGACATTTGCCCGTCACCGTTCTACACAGGTAAAATCGAAACAGAAGATGGCGATATCTCCGGAGCGGATGGTAGCGCAATCCTTCCGGGTGGATAATAATAGGAGGCTACAGTTATGTACATAGATGAACAGTTAACCATAAACATGCAAGGCTGGCTCAATACGGAGCCGGCCAAGCGTGACCTGATGAAAGGTGCGGAAATGGTGCTCAAGCTGACCCGTAACCGCATCCTTTATCAGAATATTTCCCACAATCCGCAGAAGTTTGCAAGCAAGATTGAATATGAGCTGAAGAAACACCTGGCCATCCGCCTGGACCGAAAGACGATTCAGGACGTGGTCAAGATGGACAAAGAGCTGGTTCCGACCGTAGCTGAAACACTGGCCACCTTCCAGCCTGAAATCAGTTCTGACGACGACACACCGCAAGAAGCGACCATTGCCAAAGGCAAACGTGCGGATCATGATTCACTACCCGAAGAAATCCGTCAGCTGTGGGAAGACAACAAAGACATCTATTTCCGCCTGAAGCAGACTTTTGAGACTTTGAAAACCATGAAGGATGATCTTCCATGCGACAGGTACGAATACCTGAAGCAACTGGAAGAGCTGGATGCCAGATATCGGGATAACATGAACAAGTACGACCATTTCAATCCGGACACTCAGTGTGCCGGCGGTGCAGAAGGTGAATCACCTGAAGACCCCGCTGAAATGGCCAAAAAAGTCAGCGCAGCCCGCGGCTATCTGTCAGACAACAAGAAGAAACTGGCAGAGCTGAAGGAATCCGGAGACCAGGAGAAGTACGAGAAGCTGCTGGCCAAAGTGCAGCAGAGATACGACTTCCTTATCTCCACCGGAAACAACGTAGGAGAAGACCAGGTGAATGCCTTACGTGAATTAGGGTTGAAAGCATGAAACATGTAAACCGATTGCTGAAGCCGTTATCCGATGTGCCGTTACAGGCGTACCTGGATAACCGGCTTCAGCTTTTTGATGTCCTCGAGTTCATCCTGTCACAGACCGGACCGGCTAAAGTCTACGTGTCCACCTTCTCTACTTCCGAGGAGTTCTTACGCAGATTGTTCTCCCTCCGAAAACGGCAGCTGATTCTTCACTCTGTCCTGATGGCCGACCTGAAGGCAGCCAAGAAGACTGTAAATCTGTACACCTTTATGTCTTCCGTATTCGATGATGTGTACCTCACAGAGAATCACTCCAAGGTACTTCTTATCGAGAACGAACGCTGGATGGTTACAGTCGTTACCAGCCAGAACCAGACGCGAGGAAACCGGACCGAATGTGCAATGATCACGACGCAGCCAGACCTCTTTCTTACCTTACGAGACCAGTTTTCCGAAATTATTAATACCCGTAGCATACACCTCAATGGAATTCACTTCAGCACAGATTGACAGAATCAAAGAACTTGCCACGATGCTCACCCCGGTATCAGACATTGCAGTCCTGATGGACGTAGACGAACGCCGTTTGCGAGAAATCATTTCCAACAAGTCCCATCCGGCCAGCATAGCCTACCGCAAAGGGAAAGCCGAACGGGCATTGCAGATCCGGCAAAACGAGCTGGAGCTGGCAGAAGCCGGAAGCCCGCTGGCGGTGCAGCTTGTGGGTTCCTACATCCGTGACATGGATTCCGACGAAGATTTATAACTATGCCATTACCCGCAACGATTGATATTGCCAAAGAAAACCTCTTCGCCTTGGTCGACGAGATGCGAGAGCGTAACATTCCCGAAGTCATCCAGCAGCGTCTGCTCCGGCTTCGGGACATGTATAATTACTGGCTCCAGTACCCGCGCATACGGGAACAGGAAATAGTGCTCGAGCTTCAGAAGCGATACCAGATACAGAAGTCAGCTGCCTACGAAGACATCCGCATCATCAAATACCTGCTGGGTGATTTGAACAAAGCCACCAAGGACTATCATCGCTACCGCTTCATCCAGCGCAACGAAGAGAGTTACGAGATGGCCAAGCGCATGAAGGACGCCCGGGCGATGGCCGCCTGTGACAACTACTACGCCAAGTACATGCAGCTCGACAAGGAGGATGCCAAGGACTTAGGCTACGACAAGATTGTGGTGCAACCCTTCCAGCCGGACAGCGACCCGACGATTATCGGAATTAAACCGATACCGAACATCCGGCAGCGCATTGCGGATAAGATAAAGCAGTACATGAATGAGGATGTCCAGGACATCCAGTTTGAGGATGCCGACTTCAACGAAGACGACATTTTCAACCCTAAAAAATCACAGGAGGCACTCGAACCATGAGAGAATACTTCCATGACACCCAGCAGCAGGTCCTATTCACCCCGGCAAAAGACATAGTGCTTTGTGCCGGACGTGGTTGGGGGAAAGGTCCGATTCATGCCGCCATCAACCTGCGCAACATGCAGCGCATGCCAGGAAGCATCACCGGCTTTGTGGCGGCCAACTGTAAGCGTGCCCTCACCAATACCATCCCGTCCATGCTGATCCACTGGCAACGCTGGGGATTCAAGCGCGACGTACACTGGACTATCGGCAAGAAACCGCCGAAGTCCTGGGGATGGGGTGAACCTATCTTCCAGCCCGACAACTGGGAGAATGTCATTTCCTTCTACAACGGCTCGATAGGTTATATCATCAGCCAGGACCGTTCCGGAACTTCCAACTCCTTTTCACTGGATTACCTGGACATCGATGAAGCAAAGTACATCGACTTCGAGCAGCTGAAAGACGAAACTCTTCCGGCAAACCGTGGTAACAAGCAATATTTCGGCCATCACTACTTCCACCATGGCATGCTGATTACCTCCGATATGCCGGTCACAAAGAAAGGTTCCTGGTTCCTGGACTACGAAAAGAAGTGCGACCCGGAACTGATTGAAGTCATCCAGGCAACAGTACATGAGATTTGGCGAACGAAGAAACGCATCCGCGACCTTCAGGCTAAATCAGAATCTGTTCCTTTGTACTTGAAGGACTATCTGCGTACCCTGAACCGTGACGTGTGCCGCATGGGTTCTGTGACAGTTCTGTACCGCGAGTTCTCCACGATTGAGAACATGCAGCTGCTGGGTGAAGCATTCATTAATCAGATGAAGCGTGACCTTCCCCCACTTACCTTTCAGACGGCCATCCTGTGCAAGCGTATCGGTATCAGCAAAGACGGTTTCTACTCCAGCATGACAGAGGGGCACAAATACAATGCGACTGACTTCAGCTACCTGGACAGCCTGGAATATCAGTTCGACAAAATCAAGGAGCCTTCCTGCCTGATGGATGCTGACCTCGATAGGGATAAGCCCATCTGTATCGCCTTTGACTTCAACGCGAACATCAACTGGCTGGTAGCCGGCCAGCCGGACCGAAACCGGCTGAAGGTGATTAAATCTTTCTGGGTAAAATACGAACGTAAGCTCGAGGCCCTGGTGGATGACTTCTGCAAGTATTACCGACACCAGCGACGCAAGGAAGTGATATTCTATTACGACAGTACGGCCTTAGGCTCAAACTATGCGGTCAATGACGAAGACTTTCATTACGTCATCGAGCGTGCTTTCCAGGACAGAGGTTGGGAGGTGCGTTCTGTCTATATAGGTCACCCGATGAAGCACATCGAGAAGTGGCTGCTCCTCAACCGTATGTTTGCCGGAAAGGCTAAACTCATCCCCTTCTTCAACGAACAGAACAACGAAGACCTGCTTATCTCCGTGCAGACTGCAGGCGTGTACAACGGCGGCAAAGACAAGCGGGGTGAAAAGCTGGCAGAGACAGAAGAAGACCAGCTCCAGGCGAGAACGGACGGTTCGGATGCGTTCGATACGCTGTGTATCGGCTGCGAACGTTTCCCCCAGATGACATTCGATATGTTTGTGACATCCTCTATGTAGTTTTCAATAAGCTAATTAGTTTTATTCTTAGGGTAAGCCCTGATGACCGTGCAGATGGTTGTCGGGGCTGTTTTTTTGTGCGCGAGTTGGCGTGTACCGTGCGTGTAGAAGGGTGTGCCGTTACATATTCCGATTTTCAAAAGTTAACATCTGTTAACCTTGGCGTAGGGCGGTGGGGGGTAGCTTCCGCTACTTCCGCATAAAATGCGGTGTTTGGTGGACGTATTCGTTTGATTGTGTGCCGTTTTCGTTTCGGATGGCCGGAAAACACAAGCAAATCTCCCTGTTTAGGCCTGCTTTTTCAGGCTAATTTGCTGCCACACAACCTGCTGGCGCCCGAAAAATCCAGAGGATTTTCCGGGTAACAAGGTAGAAAGACACTCGATAGTCTTTCTGTGCTGGAGATAGCGTTCACGCAGCGGCCCACCCGCCCCATTGCTTTCCCTACTGGCGGTATAGCTAAAGCTATGAATGTGTCTACTGCTCTTCTGTTCTTCTCTTCGGAATTTACATCGGTGTCACCTCTCACTGCCGGTTACGCCTTTTCATCACTGCAAAGGTAAATGTTGCCTGCCGTATGCCAAGTTCAGGCGCTGTTCACTGTAAAAATCTCCACCCTTCCAGGGTAGTATTCAAGGCCGGGCTTTACGGTGAAAACTTGTCTTTCACGGCTGGCAACACCTTTTGACGCAGTGTAAAAGGCGAAACAAACCGACAGCGAAAGGCGACGGAATAAAAAAAACCTCAGAGAAGGAAGAGCAGAAGAAAAGGCTCACTACCTCGGCTCGAGGTTCAAGAATAAAACTCCAAAAACTACCGATATGAAAACCTTTACCGAATCCATGCTAAACCAGTGCAGAAAGTACATGTTCAACTTCTTTGACTACCTGCCCACAAAATATCAAGCCAGCGCAAGAGACTGGCAGGTGAGAAAATACGTTTGGGCGTTTAAAGACGGTAAATGTGCCGTTTCAACAGCCCAGCTTGTCGCAAAGAAAATCCGTGAGCAGTTTGGCACGTCAGCGAGTGACATGGTGTTTGTCTGTATCCCAGCCAGCAGCCAGCAGAAAAATGAAATCCGATACAGAGAGTTTTCGGAAGAAGTGGCCAGACTATCGGGAGCAGTAAACGGATACAGCCATATCACGGTAGAGGGTGAACGGCTGGCAATCCACGAGAGCAAATCAGGGAAGCACGTAAACGACGTGCAGGTAATCAACTTCGACAAGGAGTTTTTCAAAGGTAAAAAAGTACTTGTTTTCGATGACGTGATAACCCGTGGTTACTCCTACGCTCGATTTGCCTGCCATTTGGAAATGATGGGAGCTTCAGTTTTGGGAGGTATGTTTTTAGCGAAAACCTTATTTGTCTAACAATTTAATAAACAACATCATGAAAGATTTATTCGAAATTTGCGGAGAATGCCGCCATTTGAGCGACGCAGAAGTAGTTTATCAGCTTACCAACAACAAGGAAACAAGCAATCAGGTGAACGCCATGTTAGCGAACGGCAGCAATGTGTCGATAGAAGACATTTGCAACCTGCTGACACCGGCACGCAGAGAGATGGCACTGGCGGTCATTGAACTATATAAGCGAATCAAGGAACGGAAGAACAACTACAAGCGTATAACTTCCAGCGCCGACGTTTACGAAGTGATGCTTCCCTACATGGCAGACCTGAAAGTAGAGGAATGTTGGGTTATCTTCCTGAATCAGGCAGCCCGAATCATCCGCAAACAGCGTATCTCAGTCGGAGGGCTGGCGTCTACTCAGGTAGATGTAAGAGTGATTCTACATGAGGCACTTTCTTGTAATGCCACTACCATGATACTCTGCCACAATCACCCGTCAGGTAATTTTCAACCAAGTAAGGACGACGACCGTCTGACACATGCCTTACTGGAAGCCGGACGAATTATGAATATCAGGCTTCTTGACCACGTGATAGTAACGGATGAAAGTTATTACAGCTACGGAGACGAAGGTAGACTGTAGGGGCTGCAAATGGCCGTAGCAGCGTTTAGGGAGGTGGGTAGCGTCGCGGCCGCCCGCCGCCCGATTTGCCTGCTGACACAAGCAAAATCGGGCGGCGGGAAATAAGGTATTTGTTTTTTTACGCCTGAAATCGGCGATTTTCAATACAATGGTAGAATTTTTTCTACTATTTATTTGCAAATAGTAGAAATATTACTACCTTTGCATCACTGAACTAAAAAAAGAAAGGAGGAACTAATGATAAAAAGTTCAGAATTTCATCGCCAGTTAATCAAACGCGGGAAAAGGCGTGGATGGCATTGGGTTCAAGGAGAAGGTGACGGAAGTCATCGGATTTATGAAGACAAAAATGGGATACGTTACCCGGTCCCGTATCATGGAAGTAAAGAAATAGGCGAAGGCCTGAGGAAAAAAATCATTAAGGATATGGAGCTGGAATAAGCTCCTTCCTTGATGTTTAAATATAAGCTAAATAGAGCTGCAAAACATAAAACCTACATGGCTATGTTTACTATTAATGTTACAATTGAAAAAGGCGCTGATTTATTTAGTGCCTGGGCTGAAAACATCCCTGGAATTTATGGTGAGGGAGAATCAGTAAAAGAAGTAAAGGAAGATATTCTAAAAGCTATTGCCCTATTTAAAGAGCATAATGATGAGAAGAATATTCCTGAAGAACTCAAAGGTGACTATAACATTGAATGGCACTTTGATGTACAGTCATTTTTACAGTATTACAGCGGAATCTTTACCAAAGCCGCTTTAGAGAGAATTACCGGTATCAATCAAAAACAATTAGGACATTATGCTTCTGGTTTGAAAAAACCACGTAAGGCACAAGTTGAAAAAATTGAAACAGCCTTACATAATTTTTTTGATGATATGCGTATGGTACATCTGGTATAAATTATTTTTAGGTCACTGTTTAATTCAACACTTTACTTTGACTGAAAAATAGGAGGAGCCTCTTTACAGGCTCCTTTTTTTATCCATTTCTTTGTCTGATTCTGAATATTTTGTAAGTTTGTGACTATTAAAATAATAATAAAAATTATAATGCCATGCCGAGAAATAATCAAGAAACAGAATTAAACAAAATAAAAATTCCTGCCTACATCTCAGAGCCTGTAACAAACCCTGTAGAAGTTTTTCATACTTATGCAGAAATGGTAACAGATATGGTTCATAAAATAGACTCATATAATAATAGGGATAACGAACATAAAATAGGGTCAAAACTACGTGGAAAAAGTATAACTAAACAAATACATCACATTGATTTTGATGTATATCAGGATGGGGATATTCCTGTAATCTTACTAAGAATATCAGAGAAGAAGAAGGGATTTACAGACCTAGCAGTAGAAGCTGCTGAAAGAGAAAACCCATCTATCATTTCTCAAGAAGATGCTTTGGCCACACAGTATAATTGTGCTGTTTTATATCCCAATATTGACAATCGAGGAGAAGAAATATCAAATAACTGGATTACATTTGTATATGTAGATCCTGGCAAGACAGACAAGGATGTTATTAGTACTGTTAAAACGACACTACAGAGAGTATTGAAATTAAAAATTAAGAATGTCAAATCTAATGCCGCAAATGAGATGATTCAACGGGAAGGCTTGATTTCATGTCTAAAGGTTCAATATGTTGTAGTCTCAAACAATGAGAATGAAAATCTGGATATAAGAGGACAACAAGTCCGGGCAACTGTAAAAAAAATAAAGAATTTTGAATATCAAGACATACCATCAGAAGATGTGGAAAGATTCGTTAATAGACAGAATGAATGTCAATATTCAGAACGAAAAATATCTGTATCACTTGCAGAAAATCAAGAATTGAAGTATATTCACAAAGTTAATGAAGAGCAAGTTATAGCAGATGCTATTGAACAAGTTTATAATTATGAAACTGATATGTTGGCAAGAGATTTTCCTCGAATGTATAATTCTGATTTTATTTTAGAAAAAGTTCGGGGGGCTGCTCGTCAATTCTTTAGTAATGAATGAACTTATTATCATATTATTAAAAAACATTGGTTCCTTTTCAATAACAATGTTTGGGGTGGAGATAACTATTTTTACAGTCATCTACTCTTTTATTGTTTCCAAACGGTCTTACTACAAAGCAATAAGTCACGATGCAAAAATTCAACAAAGCCCATCAACATATTTATATACTGAAATTAAATTTGCAGTTAAATACATGAAAAGCTTAAAGAAGCTGAATCTATTTGTTCTGGCTTTGGCTACTGTTTCATTGATATTGTATGGATGGTCTTTGCTTATCTCTCCTATTCCAGATGAGAATTCGGATATTTTACTTTCACACAAAATATTAGGTTATTTTTCTGTTTTCTACATTATTGCAACATTAATACTACTTATCATTTACATTATTAAATATTTTAAGGAAGTTAAATTATAAAAGAACTGTATATAATGAAAATTAATATTCAAAATGACAAATATGAAATAATAAATGCAGGTAACATTATATTACCTAAAAACGATTATATAGAATTCAATTTTGAAAATTTGAATTTTAGAGTAATTTGCAAAGAAGAAAAAAAAGAAGATGGAACTCCTTCAGACTCTAGATATCAGACTCGTTTAGTTAAAGATGATAGCGGAAATATACTTTATATGGAACTAAGTATATACAATATTACTGGCAATATTTTTTCCGCAACAGAAGATATGATAGAGTTAGGCTTTTTAAGTAATCATTCATTGAGACTAAATTTTGCAATAAATGAAATAAGCAACGGCACTTACCTATTTGTATATACTTGGTATTTGTTTAAAGAAATAGAAGGAGAGAAAAATGAAAGAAAATAATAATTATGTAGATATACCAGATAATTCTTATAGAAACTTAAATTTACCAGCAAAGCTTCTTCATGAGCAGATGATAAAAAGAGAGGAGCATAAGTTTGCTTTGGATAAGTTCGACAAAGAAAATGCTCATCAGAAGGATCTTCTCAATAAGAAGTTAGGACGTGTAGGATTATTTTTTGGTGATTCAAAAAATTCGGCTAAAAATATTACTGCAGTTATAGTGTTATCTTTAATTATTGGCGGTAGTATAGTATCAGCCGTCATTTATTGGATAAAAAATGATGATGAATTATTATCACAAATATGGTCAGGTATATTCCCTATTATAACACTATCTTTAGGATATCTTTTTGGCAAATCAGGATATAATGAAAATAATACTGAAGGATAATTATTGATTTTAAATTATAAAACTAAAAGTCAACTTTATGATTAGAATAAATCGTTATGATTTGGATAATATTCATTGCAGCACTGGTTGGACTTGTATTCGTATCATATCTTAAAAAAACAGAGAGAAGCTCATCCTCAAATATAGATAGTAAAACAAGTACCACGAATGATTATAGAAGTAACTCCCAATTATCTGATTATACCTCTAATACGCACACACATATTCCAATACCTTCCACTGCAAAAAAAGTGAATTTTGCAGTGAAGGGTACATCCTATCGCTCTCAAGCCGATATTAATGCAGCAAGAAATGTTCGAGTAGGTGATGAACTTACTTTAATTCATGAAGCATATAATGATTATGACTCATTTGCAATGATGGTATTAACTTCCGATGGGCATCATATTGGTTATGTAGAGAAAAAGTATTCCATGTGCTTCTTTGCATATAAGGACAAAATATATAAATGTATCGTATCTAAAGTAACTAATGACGATGTACCATTTATATATGCCAACGCTTTTCTGCCTTTTGATGCACGTGTTCCGGATGATGACTTAAAAGTTCAGAAGATGACATCTAAAGAAGGGCAATACATAGGCAATGGAGTAACTGTCAAGATTACTACCGAGCGTAGTCTTGCCCATGAAACCAACCCCGATTTGGAGCTTGCTGAAAAATTAAAATATAGTGAGCCTGAAAAAGCCGTTGAGATATTTTTGTCATGCGCTGCAAATGAATCTGGACTGTATTCCTTACACCAGGCTTGCTTTTGCTATCGTAAAATGAAAGCCTATGATAAAGAAAAAGAATTGATACAGCAGATTATTGCAGTATGTAAAGACGAAGGCAAAGAAGAATACATTCCAGAATATGAATCACGGCTAAAATCTGTAGAATATTACATCAACAAACAGAATGAAAAAGGAGAACTGGACAAAGCGTATTCTCTCCAAAAGGAAGGAAAATATAAAGAAGCACTTGACCTTTATCTTTTTTACTTCAATAAAGATAAGTTTGTTTTAAACTTAACTGACAGAATCATCCAATGCTATCGGAAGTTAAATGACAAATCAAATGAAACAAGGATGCTTGAATATGCTCTAAAAAATAAACTTTCAGAATCAAACAAACTAAAATATGAAAAGAGATTAGAGAAACTGAAACAAGAGCAATAA